AATTCAGGCCATAATGGTTCCCCCGACGGCATAATCGCAGGAAATTCTACAACATCCCACTGGTCAGCCATTATATCTTTGGCCTGTGCGGTCAGTAACCTGCCCGTGATATCCTTCTTTGACCACCGGGTTTGAACAATAATTATACTGCCACCCGGCTGGAGTCTCTGTCTAGGACCCGAAGTGTACCACTCATACGCATTGTCATAAGCAGATGCGGATAGCGCATCTTGTTCCGAGTGCGGATCATCAATGATAAGCAAGTCTGCGCCACGACCAGTCATCGCCGCGCCCACCCCTGCCGCGAAATATTCCCCGCCGACGCTAGTCTCCCACCGACCAGCAGCTTGGCTATCCTGTTTTAGGTCCGTGTTGGGAAAGACCTCCCGATATACCGGGTCGGCGATCAGGTCTCGGACCTTTCTTCCGAATCTTACAGCAAGTTCGGTATTCATGGTAGCCTGAATAATCTTTAGCTTTGGATTTCGGCCCAAGAACCAGGAGGGCATAAGATAGGATGCAAATTCTGACTTAGAATGTCGGGGTGGCATATTGACAATCAGTCTTTTTAAATCGCCCTTGGCAATCCGCTCCAACTTTTCAGCTATGATTCTATGATGGGTCCCCTCTATGAAATTGTCATAGACGTGATGAACATAAGACATGAAGTCTTCTTGCGCTTTGTCACGCAGGTCAAGACGCTTCGCCTGCTCTTCAAGCAGGTAAATTTCCTTCAACACATCGTCAGGAAGTAGCTCTAGTCCAAGGTTCTCCATGCTCGAACGATAATATACGCGAATGAATTTATCAACCCAACATACATATATGCTACGCATATATGTATGTTACGGGCGCAAGGGGGGCGGGGGTCGCTTTTCCGCCATGCGGAATAGTGGCGTGTCCCAAGTAACCCCAGCTTGCACTCCCATGTAATCCGTGATAATCTGGCAAAGTAGAGGACACAGTCCGTGGCCTTACAACCAGTCAACGAAAGGATAATCTGATGACTGAATATATCACAATTCAAATCACCAAAGATGGCACTACAATGTGGATGCCAGCGGGTGTTAACGTCAAGACAGTTGCACCAGTTGCACCAAAGGCAGTTGAGCAGCGCAAGATTGAGACTGTCGCCAAGCCCAGAGCAGTTGCCAAAGTTAAAGGCAAGCGCAAGCGGCTGTTGAACGGCATAACTTGTCAGGAAGCTATTCTGGATATCCTGACCCAAAGGGATGCTACGCCTAAAGGATTGGCTAGACTGACTGGATACGGCGTACAAACTTGTTTTGCCGCTATCCATCTGCTGCGTGAAAACGGTCATAAGATTGAGAAGCGCAAAGGTCGTAATGGTAAATACACCTACTGGGGCCGTAAGGCATTTTCAAAAGCAGTGTTTGGTGACAAGCATGGCGCATAAAACCTTGAAAGACCAGCTACGGTTTCACTATCAGTTTTATCTTTTGATGAACACGGTCGGTCGGACTGAAGAAGCCAAGCGGTCGTTGCAAAAACTTGAAGGTGTTATCGAAGGCATCAGGCCCGAAATCAAAGCGGTCAATATCGATAACCTGAAGCAATCAGCAAAGTAGAGGAGCGGGGGCGAAAGCCCCCGATTTACTGATATGAAATACGAAGAAATTGAAAATCCAACTTATGAACAGTTTGAGAAAGAGTGCAACCGTCAGGTAACCAACATGGCGGGACTTGGCATACATGATCTAGCTGACGCAAGCTGGCGTGATTACTTTGATACAGGCATGACCCCCCGTGCCGCAATCGAGTGTGCCAACGATGATTTTTGGGACGGTGAACTTAGCGACATTCTGCACGGGTAATTGATCATGAACATCCAAGCCCATGCCGCTATCTCAGCACTCATGATCTACACGGTTTATCTGTGTATCACACAACTTTGATTCTGCGGGGACAGCATTGCTGTCCCCGCATTGTTGTGCGCTGCGCGTTAAAACAAAAACCTGCGGTCGCAGGTTTTTGTTTTTGGGTCGCAGGTCGCAGGACACCAACCTGCGGTCGCAGGTTGGTGTAGAAGGTCGCAGGTTCAGGCTTGCAATTGCCCATTACTTGGGATAGAATGGGAAAGAATAAGACCATAGAAAGGAATAAAACATGGTTGGTATGATTTCAAAACCAAAAAAAATGCCAGGGGACAGTTTCAATATTTCTGCCTTTGGTTGCGTTACTGGTCAAAAATTGGCGAAGATTAAAGGCTCAGTCTGTTATGACTGCTATGCAATGAAAGGCGCATATCCGTGGCCCGTGGTTCAAAATGCCATGCAAGCCAGATTAGACTTTCTCAACTCTGCAAATTTTGCCGTTGATATGGCAGCACTGTTAAACAAAACACGCAAAGACACAATGAGGTGGTTTGATTCTGGCGACGTGCGAAGCGTTGCACACTGCCTTAAGATTATTGCAGTGTGTAGATTAACACCAAAGAAAAAACACTGGATCCCCACAAAAGAACGCAAGCTATGGCAAGAGGCGTTGAAGATTGAAGCTTTACCAGATAATGCTGTTGTAAGATACAGCGCAACAATGGTAGATGATACACCGCCCGAAGATTGGGAACACAGCAGCGCAGTCATTACTGGATACACTGCGCCAGTCGGCAAGATGTGCGAAGCATACCGCACAAAGAAAAATGGCGAGATGATATCACACGACGAATACAAAACCGCCAAGAAAGAAAAACAGCTAGGTAAAATTGACCTTGGTTACTGTGGAGACTGTCGGGCCTGTTGGTCACGTCAAGTCAAAACAGTTTGCTACCCGAAACACTAGGACACACAGCGCACCCGTCAGGGTGCGCTGATTCTTTATGCTTTTTTCCGATAACATTCAGGCGCAGGTCGCAGGTCGCAGGGTCGAGCGAAGTTGTTCGATAACCAAAAGGCGCAGGGTCGCAGGTGCAGATCGCAGGTCGCCTGTCCATAACGCTAGAGTCCGCAGTTCATCGGGCGTTGCACCTTGGATTTCCAAAGCTTTTCCGCTCTCAAATAAAAATACATCAGGCTCGAAGGACGGCGAAGCAAGAAAAAAAGAAACGCCACCGCACCTAGAATGTGATAAATGCCAAGCAATTTGTGAGGGTTGTAGGGTTATCCCATTTCTTTTTATTATCTTTAATTCAACCCATACTGGTGCGCCATCGATGCACATATATACATCAGGCATTCCCTCTGCCACACGATTCTCAATCCGTTGGCAGTGTGTCTTTTTCGGCAGATGTTTCTTCAGTGATTTCCAGAGGTTCTTCTCTGTCTTGGATGATTTTGGCATCAGATATTTCCCCCTCGATAAAAGCGTGTGGATAGGATTTCCGCAGTTCTGCCAGACGTGCGACAATATCCTGTTTGGTCATGCTGTCCAACTGGTGGACGTGTTGCTGTTCTCTCCTGTCAATAGTCAGGCCACCCAAAGCGGAACGAATTTTTTCAGCGTTGATTGCGGCAGAATATTGTCCTGCCTCTTCCGCACCCCTCGACAATTCGTCCAGACGTTTAAGTTGGTGCATCAGGGTCACACCATATTTTCTTTCAGCCGCCTGTCGCAGTTCTTTTATCAGTTCGACAACATCAGGAAAGTCTCTACCATTCAGAAGTTTGGATGCCATAGTGATAGAAGACTTGTCAGAGTAGCCAGCCATTCTTGCACACTCAGCGTTACTGTGTCTGCCCTCGACATAAAACTTGGCAAAAGTCTTTTGGCGTTCTGTCAATCCAGCAGGTCTACCAACTTTGCCTATAGTGTTTTCTGTGGGTTCAGTCTTTTGTTTTTCCATTTTTCGTCTCACGACCCCCTCGTAAGTGTTACAGTGATACAGAAGTGGTACAGCTGTAAGCCTTGTGTCATAAGGGTTGTATCACTTGTACCGTTGTATCACCTGATTTCAAATTTTTTCAAAAAAAAAGTAAAGGCGGAAAAAAACATTATAGTCAGATGCATTTTGTTGTTGACTATCCCATGTAATCCTATAGGATTAGATATGAAGTTATCTCAGTATATCGGAGGACAAGTGATATGACAACACAAACACAGGACCAAGGTTCGTGGATCGAGGACGGTGATTTCAAGTTCATCAACGAAGGTTCAATCATGTTGGTTCAGCCTATGAATGATGATGCCTCTCAGTGGTTAACACAAACATCTCATGCTGCGTATGAGGCTGGCGTTGAGTGGCAATTTTTTGGACGGTCTTTGGTCATTGAACCAAGGTACATTGATAACATTTTATGCCTTCTGAATGATGAAGGCTGGAGGGTAAGCTAATGGGTACAAGAGCGGTATATTTTTTCGAGGACGAAAACGATAAATCCTATTACGGTGTCTATAAACATTATGATGGATACCCACAGGGTGCGGCACTACACATAGAAGCCGCCAAAAAATATGCTTGGCAGTTGCCAAGGTGGGAAGCTGATGAATTTGCGGCGGCGTTTGTTGCGGCAAACAAAAATCACAAGGGCGGTGAGGTTCGACTGCTTCCAAACTTTGAGGCTACATCCATAGATATGCTGATGGATGATTACCATTGGTGCGACTTCTATTACATCATCAGTTGGGATGATTACGATAAAGAAATGTTCGTGAGAATTTTTGAAAGTCGCTATGACCCCGAAAACTACGAGGAGTCAAAACACTGGCATGAGACTGCCAGCATGAGGCACAGCGAAATGCTACGGGCATATGCGGAGGCAAGCTAATGGGTAAGTATAGAGTGACCGCTGTTCAGAAAGTGGTTTACGAAACTTTCATCGAAGCCCCTGACAAAGAAACAGCATGGGCTGCTGCGAACAATAACGGTCGTCATGAGTGGTCAGCCTGTGATGACTGGGACGTTATCAAAACTCTGGACGATGATTGGGTTTTGGTAGACATAACGGAGGCAAGCTAATGGGCAAGCTAAAACAGTTGATGATTGAAGAAATGGACATGGCGACTGAGCATGGTGACCTGATGGGTGACGGCATCATGTTCACCACCCACCCGACTGACCACATAGAGTGGGGTGATCTAAAAATGTTTATCGACAGATTGGAAAAATACTACGAACTGATGGATCGTGAGATTATTGCAATCAAAAGCTATCACAATGCTGGCTGGAATTTTATGGCGAATATGCAAGAGAAGCCGCCAGAGAATGGCATTGAAATTCAATGGAAAGAAAAAGACACAGAATGGAAGGGAATGTGGATATGAATAATCAAAGATGGACAGAAATTACAGGAATGCTGGAGCCGCCAATCCTGACGATAGCGCATCAGTATCCGTTTGAATGGTGGGCAGATACTGCCGAAAATATTTGGATTACTGCACTGGAAGGAGGCAGTACACACTGGATAGATTACATCCACACGAAGGGCAAAGACCTGAAGGTTGGTAAACAAATTCTGCAAAACTTTCCAGTGACAGTTCATCACGGCAGTGAGGGATGGGAGGATCATCGTGATGAAGGTGAAGTGGCACACGGTACGTCACTGACTATTATCACCAAAGGCATTCATATGTTGCACTCGTGGAACATCATTAGAAATGTTTGTTATGGTGACATCGATGCTGAGATTGCAGACCAGATTATTCAACGTGGTTTATTTGGGGAGTTGATTTATGTCTGAAGTTGAAAAATCATTTGAGCGCATACAGCGTAGGCGCATGGTTCTGACTGTGGTTGGTAACAGCGGCAGTGGTTATGACCTACGGAACAGGGAACAGTGTGTGTTTTATTTTGGTGACGGGCAGTTCATTCTGCGCCCGATGACCGTCAGGACAGGAAACTGTGAGGAGGACTGCACAGCCATTCACATGGGTGGCAGTGGAGACAACTGGTTCGTGGTGTTGGAAGACATCGAAACAATCAACGACTTTTTATTTGGAGTGCACTAATGGCAAAAAAACAGAAATCAATGGTAATCGAATTACCACAAGAACAGGCGAATGCAATCATGGTGATGCTGGAAAGTGAGATGGAATCCATATTTCATTTTGGTGGTGGCATTGACCCGATAGCAGATTGGGAAACCATCCACTATCAGGCGTATCAACTGCTGGCCTACCAAGCTTTCAAAGAAAAATATCTGGAGACTTACGATGCCTAGAGTAATCATTACATGGGAATGGGAAGATGCCTTCTCAAAGTTCGGGTTCGGTGACGGTGATGGCTGGAACGGAACGCATGAGGTCGAGGGTGAGATTGAAAGCCTTGGCTATGAAGTCGTGACGGACACATGGGGCTGTCACAACTACATGATCTTTGACATCAAAAAGGATGGCAAGTCTATCCTGTTTCCAGAACCCAATTTAATCGGCAGTAATCTAGATGACTGGTTGCCAGAGGTGGCAGAAAAAATCATCAAGAACAGAACGGCAGAAGATTTTGATCAGGAGTACGCGCCTGAACCACTGGGATACGAAGAGCCTCGTGCCTATCTACCGGACGACATCATCAAACATCTGGATAGTGTCTTTACAGACGAATGGGAGGAGCCGTATGATTACTGATTATCAGTGTGTAGAATGTGGTGACCAAGCGGTGGTAATAGAGCAAAGGCAGTACTACTGCCCCAAGTGTTGGTTCAAATTGTTTACGAAGGTGTGTGCTCATGACAAAATTAAAAACTGTAAGTCAATTTCCGTCAGCAAAGCTGACCCAATACAGGGTAGGTCTGGTCGTGGAGTTTTACAGAGACCAGTTTGTGAAGGCGATTGACGAAGAAGAGGCTAAAGAAATCGCTGAGAATAGGTTGCGTAGGCGCACAGGTTTAATGAACAGTCTTAACTTTTCCATTGGTGATGTGGAAATAGTAGATGTGGAGCAAACGAATGATAGAAAAAAATGAAGAACTAAGCGATGCGGCAGGAGAAATTGTAAAGGAAACTGTCAACACTTTACAGGAGTTGGGTGTTGAGCAGGACTTTGCAGCTTACTTGATGTTATGTGCGGGTCTTGGGCTGGCTGTTTTGGGCAACAGAAATAGTCCAATTATTGTAAACCAGTTATTGGCTTCAGCCATGATGGTTGCAAATCAAAACATAATAGACATGGAGGAGAATAAAGGTGAACACCCAAAATATCATTAAACTTGGGGGCGAATGCCCAAAATGTATGAGCGTGTTGTCTTTGAATAAGACAAACGGAAACATCGTGTGTGCTGTGTGTGGTTTGCAAATTGTTGACAGTGTCATGTCATCTGATAGGATGCCAGACAGTAACAAGGAGTCCGATATGGAAACACATCTGATGCCAGATGAAGCTACCATCGCATCCAAAGAACCGAGGATGCAGTGGCAAGAAGCGGTGTCTTTGATCGAAGGTATTCTATTAGACGAAGCCGAAGACATAGAAAAGCAGGACGGTAATCCTAAATTGGCAGAGGAAGTCCGTGCCGCATGGCATAGAATTTTACAGGGGTAGTGATGTCAAAAGATAATGTGATTTATCTTCACAGTAAACTTGTCTTTAAAAAAGACCCC